CGGCAGCAACATACATCCAAGTCGGTAAAGAAGAGATGTATATTGAGAAAGTCTCTGGTAACAAACTGACAGTCAAGAGAGGTCAGGACACCTCCTCAGCTGCAGAACATGTTCTTGGAGCTGGAGTCGCTACAATTACTGCAGCTGATGCGTCATTTATCGAAGTTGGTGATGACTTCGGTTTTGACGGTAGTGTTTTCTGAGGTTAATTTATGTCTGATAAGTATGAAAAGCTCGATGAAACCTTTAACACCGAACCAGTTGAGGTAGAGGTACAGAAGGCGGACACAAATGCTAAGATTGAGAAGATTAAGTCAGGTCAAGAGGACATCAGGAGAGACTACGAATATACAAGAGGTAATCTCTATTCTATTATTGAGAAGGGACAGGAAGCCATTGATGGTATCCTAGAACTGGCTCAGGAGAGTGAGATGCCTAGAGCATATGAGGTTGCTGGTCAGTTAATTAAGAATGTTGCAGATGCCACGGACAAACTCTTGACATTACAACAGAAACTCAAGGATGTAGAGGAAGAGAAAGAATCCAAAGGACCCACTACTGTCAACAATGCACTCTTTGTTGGTTCAACGGCTGAACTACAGAAGTTGCTGAAGAAGGGCATAAGTGATAAATAGTAAGAACGGGAGAGAAATCCCAAAGTATTCTTACTAATAACTGACATGTCGCGCGACAATAGTAATAATTTACCCTCTTATAAGGATTTCTTAGAGAAACCCTCTGACGACTTACCGTCTTTAGAAGAAGTTTTAGAAGAAAATCTCCCTTCAGTAAATGATTTTCTTCCAAGCCAAGTAGAAGAAGAGACTCAGACCATCGAAAATTCTGATGGTGATTCGTTTCTGGAAGTAACTGACGTTGTCAAGGCTCCAGAATGGTCAGAATTGGTCCGTCTCGTCAATGATGTAAGAAAAGATATTCCCCAAATACCAGAAATTAAGTCATATGATGACGAATTAGAGGGTATTTGTAGCCAAATAGAGCAAATTCAGACAAATTTTTCACTTCTTGATGCAAAAAGTGATAAAATTACCGATCTGAGTGCTCAAAATGAAGAATTTGAGGTAAAATTAACCGAAATTGAGTCGAAAATTCCTGAAGTTCCTGAAGTTAGGTACTATGAAGGTGATATTGAACTCATTTATGGTAAAATTTCAAGAATTAAGGAAGAAATTGAGTCTCTCCCTGAAGTAAAATACTACGAAAAAGATCTAGAGACTCTAAAATCAAGGATTGAAGAGGTAAATGAAGCTATTCCTACCTTCCCTGACTGGGTTCAGGAGGTTCAGGAAGTTCCAGACTTCTCTTGGATTGGTAAAACCTTCAGTTTGATTGATGATGACTTCAATAAGGTTCAAGGACACCTTGATGTCATCAGAGAAAAGATTGATTATCAAGTCAATGAACTAAATGAATCTGCTGAAAAGAAAGAATTCGACCTAAAAGTCGATATTAAGAATCTCAATAGTAGTCTCAATGATACAAACATCTACCTTGGTGAAACTAAGGATAAGATCTACAAGGAGATAAAAGATTCCTCTATCAGAATCTGGGAACATCATAAAGAGTTCAAGGATGATGACAGAAAGTTAAAGAAAGCCATCCTTAGTGAACAGAATAAGCTCAAACAGTCTCTTCAGAAAGAGATCAAGGACATTAATGAAAAGAGTGTCAAGGCAGATGAGTCTATTCTTAAGTTCTTCACTGACCTGAAGGAGACTGTTGATAAACTCCCTGAGGTAAAGTACTATGATAAGGATATATCCAAATTAAGGGAAGACTTAGATTCCACAAAAAATGATATCAAAGGTCTTGTAAGTGATCTGAGTGAAATCGCCACTACAATCAAAGAACAACAGGAAATAATCTCTGAGGGATACCTGTTAAATGAACCACCAGAACAGAAACAAACTGCTGGTGGTCAGACTGACCCATTAACTCCTGAAGATCAGAAGTTTGCTACTCTGAAAGATCTGTCTGCACACTACAGACTCTTCATCAACAGAGTTCAGACTCAACTTTCTACCATGGGTGGTGGTGGAGCAGGATTCATCAAGGATCTTGATGATGTTGAGTTTGACCAGACTGAAGGAAATAACAAACTGCTGATTTACGATCAGGCTAATTCCAAATGGGTTGGAATTGCTAGCACTGCATTGGGTGGTGGTACAGGTGTAGCAAGCACTGACTTTGTCAGTGGTATTGCTATTACGATGACGACTGGTAACTTCACAAATGTGAATGTTTCTGGAACAATCACTTATGATGATGTAACGCGTTTAGATTCTCTTGGTTTTTCAACTTTTAGAAGTGGTCTTGAAGTCAATACAGGAACAGCCACAACTGCCCTTTTGGTAAATGGTGATGCTAGAATTACTGGTATTCTCACAGTTGGATCATCTTCAATTACATTAAATGGTGATGATAACTCAATTAATGTAGGAACAGGGATTACAATTAGTGGTGCTACTGGAAAGATTGAAGCATCAGAAATAAGAACAGTAGGAACAACTGGTGCTTTCTATCCACCTTGCCTTACAACAACACAAAGAGATGCACTTACAGTCACTGAGGGTGCAATGGTATTTAATAAGACAACTAAGAAAATGGAGTTCTATGATGGAACTAGTTGGATAGAACTGCCTGGTATGACACTTGGTCTTGCTATAGCATTAGACGGATAGTAATACATAAATAAAAGAAACTCTTTATTTGCAATGATTAACGAAGAGGGACTTAGAGATTGGTTTGGTAAGTCCAAATCAAAAGATGGTAAGAAAGGTTGGGTCAATGTTGTAACAGGTGATTCCTGTGCAAGTGACAAACCTGGTGAAGGTGTTCCTAAATGTGTGTCATCCGCCAAGAGAGCCAGTATGTCCAAGAAGGAGAGAGTGGCAGCTCAGGCAGCAAAAAGAAGAGAAGACCCTGGTCAGCAACAGAAGTCTGGGGCAGCTAAACCCACTATGGTAAAAACTGACCGTAAAACCAGGAAAGAAGAAATGGAAGTAAACGAAGCTAGGAAACCTGGTGAGTCTCCTAAAGCATATGCATCCAGAATGACCAAAAAACATTCTGGTGGTAAGTCCAAGACTTATGATCCTATGAAGGACCCCAATTTTGACCACGACAAAGCTGAAAGGACTCGTGGTTCGATGCAAGAAGCAGATGACAAGAAGGGTAAGGGTTCTGGTAAGAAGGACGCTTGTTACCACAAGGTCAAGTCTCGTTACTCTGTATGGCCATCAGCATATGCTTCTGGAGCTCTGGTCAAGTGTCGTAAGAAGGGTGCAGCTAACTGGGGTAACTCAACTAAGAAAGAGGAACTGGAAGGTTTCTACGACCTCCCAGAACTGACCGAGACTCAGATCGCAGCTCTTAAGTACGCTGGATATGAAGTTGAGGTTCTTGATGAGAAGTGTTGGAAGGGATACGAGAAGAAAGGAATGAAGACCATGTTTGGTAAGAGATATCCAAACTGTGTCAAAAAAGAGGAAGTTGAAGTAGTTGATGAAAAAACTAGAGTTCTTGAGGGACTGACTAAAGAAGAGACTATTGATGAGGCAGTTAGAGTTAACGAGAACGGTAACGTCTATCTCGTTAGCTTCACCTGGAGAGCTAAGTTTATGATGATCAAACTGTTCTTCCCAGAGATTAGAAAACCAACCAGACAGGAAGTCACAGCAGCTCTGGAGAAAGTTTATCCTGGATGCATGGTTCAGAGATTTGACCTGGCTCCCAGACAACCTGGAGAACCATTGATAATGGCTGGATATCAAGGTGGTTCCGCAGCCAAACCTGGTCCTGATAAGAACTATGTAAAACCAATGGGTGAAGGTTATGACCCTGGTGATGTAGATGAGAAACTGGGAGCTGTGACAGCTATCCCTAAGAAGGACAGAGACGCAGCTAGAGACAGACTTCTCGCTAAGGCTAAGGCAAAACGTGAGAAGATGAAGAAAGAAGGGTACGAAGTAAAAAAGTATCAAGAGGCTGACATCGAAGAGGGTGCAGCCTGGACAAAAAAGTCAGGTAAGAACCCATCAGGTGGTTTGAATGAAAAAGGTCGTAAGTCTTATGAAAGAGAGAATCCAGGTTCTGACCTGAAAGCTCCTTCCAAGAAACCTGGTAATAAGAGAAGAGCTTCATTCTGTGCAAGAATGAAAGGTATGAAGAAGAAACTGACTTCTGCTAAGACAGCAAATGATCCAGATTCAAGAATCAATAAGTCACTGAGAGCTTGGAATTGTTGAGGTAATTTATGAGTAATGATGTTTATTTGGGTAATCCCCTTCTAAAGAAGGCTAATACCCCCATTGAGTTCACCCAAGAACAGATTGAGGAGTATATCAAATGTAAGGATGACCCTGTGTATTTTGCACAGAACTATGTCCAGATTGTGACCCTGGACCATGGTCTTCAACCATTCAAGACTTATGATTTTCAAGAGAAGTTAATCAATAATTTCCATAATCACAGATTTAATATCTGTAAGATGCCACGACAGACGGGTAAGTCCACGACATGTGTGTCTTATCTTCTTCACTATGCCATCTTCAACGATAGTGTCAATATTGGTATCCTGGCTAACAAAGCTACAACTGCGAGAGAACTCTTAGCAAGATTAGCAACTGCATATGAGAACTTACCTAAATGGATGCAACAGGGTATCCTGGTATGGAACAAAGGAAACATCGAGTTAGAAAATGGCAGTAAGATATTGGCAGCTTCTACATCTGCAAGTGCTGTCCGAGGTATGTCGTTTAACATCCTCTTTCTCGACGAATTCGCGTTCGTTCCAAATCACATCGCTGATGCCTTCTTTGCATCTGTTTATCCTACTATTACTTCTGGTAAAAGCACAAAAGTCATCATAGTCTCTACCCCACACG